AAGAGGAGAAACCTTATGGCATTTCAAGTATCACCAGGTGTTCTCGTACAGGAAAGAGATTTAACTAGAATCATTCCTGCCGTATCAACATCAATAGGGGCAGCAGCGGGTCAATTCGCTAAAGGTCCAGTTGATGACGTTGTGGCAATTTCTAGTGAGCAAGAATTAGTAGATACATTTGGAAAACCCGACTCAACTACATTTGAGTGGTTTTTTTCAGCTGCTAACTTCTTACAATACTCAAACTCATTAAGAGTAGTACGAGCTAACAATACTGGTCTAGTAAACGCAAATACAGGTGGTTCATCTACATTAATTAAAAATATAGACGACTACCGAGATAACTATGCTGACGGTTCTTTAAACACAGGAACTTTTACAGCAAGAAGTGCTGGCGCATGGGGAAATAATTTATTAGTTTCTACATGTCCTAGTGCTTTAGCCTACGAGCAAAAAACTGGCGACAGTGGCTTTGCTTCTCTTGTAAATGACGCAAGTGCTGCTATCGGTGACACAACAATTAGTGTTGACGATGGTACGGAGTTTAACGTGGGAGACATTATAGAGTTTTCTGCTACTGCTTCGACAGGCGACTTTACAGTAGGTGAAAAATATAGAATAACAGGCATTTCGACAAACGAATTAACAATAGTACAACATCCTAGAGGATCAGGTGGATTGTTAACTGCTGTTGTTGATAACGCACACATTAAAAGAAGATGGAGATTTTTTGAATCAGTAGACGGCGCACCAGGTACTTCAAAATATGTATCTGACAGATCAGGTGCTAATGATGAAATACACATTGTTGTAGTAGACGAAGACGGTGGTATATCTGGTGAAGTAGGTAGAGTATTAGAAACTTACTCAAAAGTATCTAAAGCTGCTGACGCTAAAACTCCACAAGGTGACACAAACTATTACCCAACAGTAATACAAAATAAATCACAAAACATTTTCTGGACAGATCATAATTCATCAGGAACTAATTGGGGCTCTAACGCAAGTGGAGTAACTTTTACTGCTGTAAATGATCCAACTAGTGAATCTTTATCAGCTGGTAGTGATGGTTCTACTGCTACAGTAGGCGAAATCAAAGCTGCTTTTGAAAAATACTCAGACGCAGAAACAGTTGATGTAAGTTTATTTATCGCAGGTAAAGGTAACTCAACTCACATTGATAACCTAATTACTATCTGTGAAAACAGAAAAGACGCTGTGGTTTTTGCTTCACCTGAAAGAGCAGATGTGGTCGGAATCGCAAACTCAAACACACAAACAAACAATGTTATTGACTTCTTCAATAACGTAAGATCATCTTCTTATGTTGTTTTTGATAGTGGTTACAAATATGTGTATGACAGATATAATGACTTATACAGATATGTACCATTAAACGGAGATATAGCTGGTTTAGCTGCTAGAACTGATCTAGTCGCAGACACATGGTTCTCACCTGCTGGGTTTAACAGAGGTGTAATTAGAGGTGCTGTAAAACTTGCTTATAATCCTACACAAACACAAAGAGATCAATTGTATCCAGCAAGAATTAATCCTGTATCAACGTTCCCAGGACAAGGTACTGTATTATTCGGAGACAAAACAGGTCTTACTTCACCAAGTGCTTTTGATAGAATAAACGTTAGAAGACTGTTTATTACTTTAGAAAAGGCAATATCAACTGCTTCTAAATTTCAACTCTTTGAATTTAATGACGAATTTACAAGAGCTAACTTTAGAAACATTGTAGAGCCATTCCTAAGAGAAGTACAAGGTAGAAGAGGTATCACTGACTTTTTAGTTGTATGTGATGAAACTAACAATACAGGCGATGTAATAGATAGAAACGAGTTTATTGCTGAGATTTTTGTAAAACCAGCAAGATCAATCAACTTTATCTCATTACAATTTATCGCTACTAGAACTGGCGTTGCTTTTGAAGAAGTAGCGGGTTAAGGGGAGAATAAAAAATGGCAAACATTTCAGACTTCAAAGCTAAACTTGCTGGCGGTGGCGCTAGAAATAATCAGTTTAAGGTTACAATGCCTTTTCCTGGTTACTCACAAGTTGGTGGCGAAATAGAAGACTTGGCTTTCTTATGTACAGCTACAAGTATTCCAGCAATGAACGTTGCTGAGGTACCTGTAAACTTTAGAGGAAGACCAATTTATATCGCAGGTGACAGATCATTTGACACTTGGCCGATTACTGTATTAAATGATACAGATTTCAAATTAAGAAACGCATTTGAAAGATGGCAAAATGGTATCAACAATATGTCAGATAATGAAGGATTAACAAATCCTGCTGACTATCAAGTTGACGCTTTTGTAGATCATTTAGACAGAAATGGTAACACTATTAAGTCTTACACATTGAGAGGACTATTTCCGATAACAATATCTGAGATAGGACTATCATATGCTCCGACAACGGACATTGAGACTTTTGGTGTAACGTTTAGATACCAATTCTTTGAATCGAATACTACTACTTAATATCTTGTATAAGTATTAAGACAGGAGAAAAATATTATGGCTGAACTATTTGGATTTAGTATCACTCGTGCTAAAAAGCAAGACGATCCAAAACAAAGCTTTACTGTAAAACAAGCGGATGACGGTACTCAAACCGTCGCCGCTGGTGGTTATTTTGGTCAGTACCTTGACATGGAAGGTACTGCCAAAACAGAGGCAGATTTAATCCGTAGATACAGAGAGATTTCAATTCATCCTGAATGTGACATGGCAATAGAGGATATTGTCAATGAAGCAATTGTGGCTAATGAATTGAAAGACGCTGTTAGGGTTAACATTGATAACTTGCCTTATGGTAAAGATATACGAGTTAAAATTGAGGATGAGTTTAAAGAAATATTAAGGCTAATGAGCTTTAATACAAAAGGGCATGACATCTTTAGAAGATGGTATGTTGACGGTAGAATATTCTATCAAAAGATTATTGATAGAGAAAGTCCTAAAAAAGGGATTACAGAATTAAAATACATTGATCCTAGAAAGATCAAAAAAATAAGAGAAGTTAGAAAGAAAAGACCTGAGGGTGCTACAGGTCCTAACATGCTTAACGTAGTAGATGAGTTTGTTGAATATTATCTATTCAATGAAAGAGGTATTACAGGTACTACTTCAGGCATGGGTATTAAAATCGCACCTGACACTATTGCTTTTTGTCCATCTGGTTTAATAGATCAGAATAAAAACATGGTGTTATCTTATTTACACAAGGCAATTAAACCTGTCAATCAATTAAGAATGATTGAAGACGCAACTGTTATTTACAGAATAGCAAGAGCGCCTGAAAGAAGAATATTTAAGATTGATGTAGGTAATTTACCTAAAGTAAAAGCTGAACAATATTTAAGAGACGTAATGGCAAGATATAGAAATAAACTTGTCTATGACGCTTCTACTGGTGAAATAAGAGACGATAGAAACTATATGTCAATGTTAGAAGACTTTTGGTTACCTAGTAGAGAAGGTGGCAGAGGCACTGATATATCAACTTTACCTGGTGGTCAAAACTTAGGTGAGATTGCTGACATAGAGTATTTTCAAAAGAAATTATATAGATCATTAAACGTACCTGTAAGTAGATTAGAAGGCTCACAAGGTTTTAATTTAGGTAGATCAACAGAGATTACTAGAGACGAACTTAAATTTACAAAATTTGTACAGAGATTAAGAAAGAAATTTACAGAATTATTTAATGACATATTAAGAACCCAATTAGTTTTAAAAGGCATTATTGCTGAGACTGATTGGTCATCAATAAGAGATAACTTACAATATGACTTCATACAAGATGGACATTTTGCTGAATTAAAACAAACAGAAATGATGAGAGAACGATTAGGTTTAGCAAATGAAATGAGAGATTATATAGGTAAGTTTTACTCAGTTAAATATGTTAGAAAACATGTGTTAAAACAAAATCAAAGAGAGATCGAAGATATGGATAAAGAGATTAGAAAAGAAATCGAAGATAAAATTATCCAAGATCCTATGGCACAAGTTACTAACAGCGAAGATTTATAATAGGAGAATAAAATGGCAGAAAATACAACTAAAGACTTTATTGACGCTTTAGCTCAAGGTAAAAATGATGACGCTGGTGAAGCGTTTAAAAATGCTTTAAGAGGTAAAGTTGGTGATAGTTTAGATCAAATGAGAAAAGATTTAGCAGGAAATTTATTTAACGGTGACGGAACTGTTAATGCTGAACCTCATAGTGATCCTAAACCAGAGATTGCTGATCCAGGTACTTTTAATAAAGATGGTTCTGTAAGTGCTACACCTGATGGCAAAGCAGAGGTAGATTTAACTCAACCTTCAGTAACAGGTGTTGATATAGAAAATGCCTAAAGTCAGTAATCTTTTTGAACAAAAAAAGTTAGTAAATTCAAAGGCTTACAACTCTTTAACGCCTAAGATGAAAGAGGCAGTTGAAGAAATGTTTAAAATGATTAACAACAAAGGCAATATTATTTTCAATGTAGAAAATGCTGTTGACAGAGTTGCTGAAATAAAGAAGATTAATAAAGACGAACTATATCAATATATTGAAAAAGAAACAAACGAACAATTAGGAGTGTAAAATGGCATATCAAGGATCTTTCAAATTAAAAGGTGCTACTACATCTGCTGGGAGTGCTATCTCAGCTAGTAATTTTAGTAGAGCTCATTTTGTAAGAATACAAACACAGGCAGCCACAAACACTGTTACAGTCGTTGACTCAGATGACGTAGCTATAGGAACTTGTATATTGGTAACAGCAGGTGATTCAATAGTTATAGAAAAATCGCCTGGCGATAAAGTTTCAACATCTGGTAATGCTGTAGGCAGTGCCGTTGCTAGAACTGGTTAATAATTATGGCAATAACTACGACACAAGTGGTTGATGATAGTTTTAAAACTATTACATTTGGTAAAGGCATAGGTAACGAA